GCCACCATGTCGGGCAGCGAGGCAGCCACCAAATATAAGGCGTTATTAAATGCCGCCACCGGGGCGGGTGAGAAGCTGGGGCTCAACTTCCTGGACGCTGACAAGCAGCTCAGGAGCCTGCCGGAAATCCTGGGAATCCTGAAAAGCAAGTATGGGGATACCATTGATGCGGTGGAGAAGAAACAGATAAAAGAGGCCTTCGGCTCGGACGAGGCGGTGGCCGTCATCGACCTCCTGTACGGGAAGACAGGCGAACTGCAGACGGGCATCCTGGATATGTATGATGCACTGGGAGGAGGAAGCAGCGCCGCCCAGGAGATGGCAACGGCCATCAACGCAACGGAATCCCAGAAGTATACGGTGTTAAAACAGCGGTTACACAACGTGACGGAGGAGCTGGGGGTGAACCTGCTGCCGACCGTGAATGACTGGATTGGGAAGGCAGGGCAGGCCGTGGGGAAGGCGTCCGAATGGATTGCGCAGAACCAGGGGCTTGCATCCGGCATCCTGAACGCGGTCCTGTTCCTCGGGATGTTCCTGACCGTGACGGGGAGCGTGACCTCCATCATCGGCATCTTCGGGACGGCGATAACACGGACCATCGGCATGGTGGGCGGCTTAAAAAGCGGCTTTGAGACCCTGCGGATTTACGGGATGTACGCCGCGGATGGAATCAAGGCCATGGGGGCCGGCCTGCTCAACATGGTCCGGCAGGGGATTGCTTCGGCAGCCGCGGCCCTTCCGGGCCTGATATCCAGTGTGTGGGGCTTCACAACGGCCCTGTTAGCCAATCCGGTGACCTGGATTGTCATCGGGATTGCGGCCCTGACGGCCGGGCTTATCCTGCTCTGGAAGAACTGGGATAAGGTATCCGCCTTCATCCAGAACGTCTGGAATGCCTGTGTGGAGAAAGTACGGGCGGGCCTGCAGGCCATGAAGGACTTCTTCTCCAACATTGGCGGCGCGATTGTCTCCACGGTATCAAATGTGTTCAACCGGGTCCGCGGGGCTGTCAGCAGCCGGATGGAGGCGGTCCGGAACGTGATGGGCAACGTGATGGGGGCTGCGGTCGGGACCGTCAAACAGAAGCTGGACAACATGAAGAACGCCTATGAACAGAACGGCGGGGGCATACGCGGGGTTGCGGCTGCCGCTGTGGAAGGTGTTAAAGGCTACTATACGGCCGGGTTCGATTTTTTAAATACCCTGACGGGAGGAAAGCTGAACGGCATCAAGGAGCTGTGGAGCCAGGGGATGGAAAAGGTCCGCGGTGTGGTGGACGGGGCTGTGAACCTGTTCAAGCAGTCCGGAGCCAAGATAATGGAGACCTTTACCGAAGGAATCCGTTCCGCCGTGAACAAGCCGGTGGAGGCGGTGAAGGGGGCCCTGTCCAGAATCCGGCAGATGCTGCCCTTTTCCGATGCGAAGGAGGGGCCCCTGTCCCAGCTTACCCTGTCCGGCCGGCGTGTGTTTGAGACCATCCATACCGGCATGAGCCAGACGGCCTCCCTGCCGGCGGATATGGCGAGGGACGCATTCCAGGCACTGAGTGATGAAAACCAGGAAGGAGGAGCGGCCTTTGCCAGACTGCTGACCGGAGGGCGGGAAGAGAGGAAACCATCCGGCCAGGGAAGCATATGGAGCCAGAAGCAGCAGGGAGGCGGGACCGTCATCCAGCGCCTGGAGCTGCATGTGTCCCTGGAACGGCTGAAGGACCTGCCGCTCTTATTCAAGCTGATTGACGACATCAAAGAAAAGACCAACGGGAACGTATCGGTCACGCCTGCATAGAAAGCGGCTGGGAGGAAGGAAGAATGCTGTACATAAAGGATACATCCATGCTGGTGGCGGGGGTGGCCGTCCCGGGCCTCGTAAAGAAGCTGGAGATAACCGGGGCCGCCGTGATTGACGCGGTGACGGATGACAATAACGTGACCCTGGGCTACCAGCCCAATGGGTACGAACCGCTGAAGATGAATGTGGACCTGCTGCTGGAACCCAGTGCCGGGGAAAGCGTTGAGGGCATGGTGCAGACCATCCAGCTGCTGTTCAAGCCGCCGGGGCAGACGGCTGCCATACCGCTGCCGGTGGTGAACAGCCAGGCCGCAGCCTGCGGTCTGAACCTGGTGTATTTTAAAGGAATCGACCTGTCCAAGAAGACGGAAAACAGTTATGGGGAGGCAGCGCTGGAATTCTGGGAGTGCCTGCCGGTCACCGTGCAGACCCAGGCGGCGGGAAGCGGGAAAAACGCATCCTCCGGCAGTAAGACAGGGGCGTCACAGGCCCAGGGAATCAGAACCGACTACCAGGAATACCTGAACACACAGAGAGGCCAGGCCCCCAGGATTAAGGATAAGACATCGGAGAGCCCGGCCCGGGATACATAGGAGGCAGCATGGCAGAACGGAAACTGATTACGCCACGGTTCCGGATAACCGTTGGGGACCAGGTATTCACGCGGGGAATCCGTGTGGAATGCCATTCCAGCCTGAGGGAGCAGTGCAGCTGGGCCACCTTGGAATATGACCCCGGTTATGCCGGGCTCCTGGACCTTGCATCCATGGCCCCGGCCCAGGTGGAACTGGGCTATGACGGGGATTATGACACGCTCTTAACCGGATACATGGCGGACGGCCAGGCATTGGGGCCTTACCGGATACTGGACGATACACTGTTCCTGAAACGGACCTACGTAAAGGAGACCTTCCTGGACTGCTGTCCGCAGGATATCATCCGGTTCGGCCTTGGAAGGGCCGGGATTACGGATTACCGCCTGTCCGATACCATGTACCCCAAAAAGGACGTGGTCCCGGTCCCGCGCATGAATGTGGCGGAGCTTATCCAGGAGGTGGGCCGGGTCTGGGGCCTGGAGGCATCCTTTTATTTCCGGTCCGGCCGGTTCTTCTGGGGGACCGGGGAGGAGCAGACGCTTATCTATGTACTGGCGGAAGGGAAGAACATCCTTTCCTTCAACCAATGGAACGGCGGTAACGAAATCAAGACCATCGGGGTCCCGTGGATTCACCAGGGAGAGCGTATCCGGATAAGACACCAGAAGTTTGACGGGGAGGCCCTTGTGACCTCGGTCCGGGTGAAGGCGGATGAAACGGGAAGCGTGAGGATGTATGTATCATTTTAGCTGGAAGGAAGTGGATTCAAAATGGCCGGTTTTCTTGACGAATTTGTCAAACTGACGGTGAATGAGACCATAGGGACAGACTATCCGCATATACGCCATCCGGCCCTGTGCCAGGCAAAGGTGATGGAAGGGACCGTGAAGGATGGGGCATCGTATGTGACGCTGCGGCTGCTGAAGGAAAACGGGGAGACGGATGAAGCCTTTCCCGCGATTCCTTATATAAGGACGGAGCAGGTCCTGAAGAAAGGGGATGTAGTGGCAGTGGGGCTTTTATATGGGCAGTGCCGGCCGTACATCCTGGGGAGATGCTTATGATACTGACGGAAACGGACCTGATGTTAGACGATAGCGGGCAGCCGGTCCCCCTGGCATCGGGAGAGGAAGCACTGGCGGGCGGCCTGGACTGTTTCCTGCAGGACATCCGCCTGGAGGCCCTGACCATGGAGGGGGAATGTTTTTTTGATTCCGATTACGGATGGTCGCTGTTGGATTTCTGCCACCGGGAGATAGGCGAACTGGAGGAGCTGCAGATAAAGAACCGGGTCACGGAAAAGTTAAGGAAGCGGGATGAAATCAACCCGCACAGCATCGGGGTTGGCGTGTCCCGGATGGAGGATGACATAGTGAACATCCATGTGGGATTTAAGATTGCAAATGAGGATGTGTCCTATCAGATGGACCTGGAACTGGACGGGGCGGAGGTGAAACTCGTTGATTGATGAAAGCATTCTGGATGAAATCATACCGGTCCCTGATGCCGATACAAAGATGCAGGAGCTGAAGGAGGAGCTGGCGGCGGAAGGGTTTACCATCACCAAGTGGGGCAGTGGAGGCGTCTTTTACTGGCTGACACGTATCTGCGTGCAGATACACATCGAGCTGCTCCGTCTGGCGCGGACCATCCTGAACAACCAGTTCCTGCGGCATGCGGAAGGCAGGTGGCTGGAACTGAAGGCGGCGGACTTTTCCAAGTTCCGGAAGGCGGCGACCCGGACCCAGGGATATGTGACCCTTGTCAGGTCCGATTACGGGCAGGCCCTGACCGTGACGAAGGGACATATGTTCAAGACGGCCCCGGACATCAACGGGGATGAGCTGGTCTACTACACGTTAGAGGATACGGTGATACAGGCCGGCCAGGCGGAGGGCAGCGTGCTGGTGGAAGCGGAAGCGGCCGGAGCGCGCTACAATGTGAGTGAGGACCAGATAAGGGTAAGCATGATATACCTGGAAGGCGTGTCGCAGGTCACGAACCGGCAGGGATGGATATATTCCGAGGGGGCAGATGAAGAGAGCGAAGCCGGCTTACGCAGCCGGACCCTGTCCAGCTGGGAGGAACTGTCCACCAATACCACATCGGCCAAGCTGAAGGCAGCCGTGGAGGCCATCCCGGGTGTGATGTGCGCCTACATTGATGACCAGCATCCAAGGGGACAGGGAACGGTGGATGTGATTGTGGTGGGGACGGCGGGGGAAGCCAGCGAGGAGCTGGTGCGCAAGGCCCAGGCGGCGGCGGACCAGTTGAAGGATAATTACGAGGACTACCTGGCAAAGTCCGGAACCATCACCTATCAGGATGTGGACATCACCCTGTACCTCAAACAGGGGGCAGGGGTGACGGATGTGGAGGAAACGGCCCGGTCCCTGATAGCGGGGGCCATGTCCCTGTCCAACCGGACGGACTTCAACTTATTCTTACAGGATGACATCCGGTATGTGCTCCGCCAGAGCATACCGGACTACCGTAAGACCGTATTCACGGCCCCCGCAGTGGACGTGGAGCTGACGGCCGGGAATGTGGTCATGCTGGGGAGTATCACGGTCAAGGTAAGGAACACATAGGAGGGACGCCATGCTGGAGACATTCGGGGAATATATGTATTATCTGCTGTCCACGCCCTTCAAACAGGCAAGGAAGGCCAGGAACCAGTGGTATATCTATTTCAAGGTGACCGGGCGGCTGTTCGATGAAAACAAGACCATGCTCCGGCGGGCACGGGAGGAAGGCATGGTAAGGACAGCCAGCCCACGGATGCTTCCGGAGCATGGCCTGGACCGGAAACTGACGCGCTACGAGGGCGAGACCTGGGAAAACTTCCGGGTACGGCTGATGATGTATGCAGACACCTGCCGGCTTGGCGGGACGGAGGTGGGCACGCTCCAGGCGGTGCGGTCCCTGGGCTTTACCGATGTGGATATGGTGCCGGCGTATGAACTGGAGGGCAGCCGGGAGCACTGGGCGGAATTTTATGTCATCCTGTCCCGGGATATAGATGATTCCTTTGACCTCGGCCATGATGTCATCCGCCGGGAGGTACGGCGGGTAAAGAAGGTAAGCGGGCTGGACCGTTACCGTTTCCTGTACCGGATTCAGGACGTGGGGCTGGAAGAATGCATCCGCCCCCATGACATCCTGATACGGGCGGAGATGCGCTGGTATAACAATAACATCCTGAACGGGGAGCACGACAACGATGGAAGCATCCATCATGACAATGTGATTGGAAACCACCTGCCCTACCTGCACATACGCAGCCGGATGGAGGAGGATGAGGAGGGAAGGCTGACATGTACAACCTGGCATCACTGGAGAATCCATGATGGGAGCACGTACAATGATGGAGCCAAACATATGGATGCACAAGTCATAGAGGAGGAAATCTGATGGCAAGTACAACGATAACCAAGTTGAGTAAGAATAAGATACTGAAGGCCAGGGCGGGCATCAAGGCATTGCCGGCAGTCACACAGATGGCATTTGGGAACGGCGCGGACGGGACACCATCAGAGGATGACAACACCTTGAAAAACGAGCTGTTACGGAAGGACCTGAGCAGCATCGAGCAGGTGACGGACACCAACTTCCGGTATATCTGTACCTTATCCAGGGAGGAACTGGCCAACACGTCCATCAATGAGATGGCATTGTGTGATGCGGAGGGTGACCTGGTGATGATACGCACCTGTTCGGACAAGAACAAGGATGATGACGAGGAGATGACCTTTGCGTTTGACGATATCTTTTAGGAGGCAGGGAAGATGGCGAATTTTGAGATACATGAAGAACAGGCGGCGCTCGTCCGGGAGTTGAGGAAGCTGGAAACCTCAGACCCGGTCCACGCGGATGTATACAATGCCCTGTTTGAGAAGCTGATTAACAATGATGCATTCCTGGAGCGGCTGGCAAACAAGATGATAGAAAAAAGCATGTTGTGCCATGTGCTGGACAGCGTCAACACACAGCAGGTCCTGGCAGCGGATGTGGGACCCAAAATCACGAAGATAACAGACGGGCTGCAAAAAAGTATTAGTGGGCTCAATACGGATTTAAAATTACTTGCTTCATGTTTTAACTTTGAAAAAGTAGCTATAATACAGCCTTTTTTCGATGATGCAGACCAATCATTCGGTTTTCGCTCCTATTACAATATGTCGATGGCAGCAGGCTACGCAATACATTTCTACTACAGTGGCGAGAAACGTATTACATTGCGATTTTTAGATACTGATGGTACCTGGAAAGATTCATGGACTGGAAAGTTGCAATAGCTTAAATGATTATTCACCACCATTTTTTCATGAACAGCGCATCTGCCGAAATACCCTGCGGGATTATTTTCTGCTCATTTCGGTCATTGCCCACGAAACAAGTCAGGATGTTTGAAGATGACGCTATGTAACATGCGTATGCAACGTTCCCATTGCTTTTTACATTGGTAACACATAGAAACATATATCCATCTGGTACAGTAATCGGTATACGTATCTCCTGTCCACCATTAGGCGCAAGAGTTATGGATTGTGAATATGTAAATGTTTTTATAAGCAATGGGTTAATTAAATCCGTATTGCGTGATACTATGCACTGATTTTTATCATTTATATAACCACAAAGTCTAAATATTTATTCAAAAACAAGGAGGACAAGATTATGTCAAAACAGAAGAAAGAAATAGGACCGGATTTTGCAGAAAAGCAGCCTACTCCATATCTGTATGATGCGCCGGCAAATGTACCATTTCCGGGAAAACATCAAAGTGGTAAAGGGGGACCATCTGATTGCAATAACAACGGTATAGATGATTCAGAAGAAGAGGAGGAAATGTGATGTCAAGATTGGTCACTATGACAGGAATATCCGTTCCAGTTTTTAATGTAATAAGGAACCAAAATGTTCCATCCCTAGAAGTTCAAATATTACAGTCTCAGGCCCAGGAAATTGACCTGTTGAAACTTTTCAAGACAGAGAGTGAGCTTTCTACACTTACTTTGATGTCAGACCAGGGAATCCTCGAAAATCAGTACATGAATTATTCTAAGTTAGATACATATAACATTCAGAATGATTATATTGTTAAAGAAGCTATAGGGGGCTGGTCAGCTATTGTGGATGAAGAAGGCCATACCGTTTCAGAAGAGGTGACGGCAGAGCCAGCTCTAATTGATAATCTGATTACAATAAGGCTGTTGAAAAAAAGTGATTTAGAACGTAAGGTAGATAATAACGTGCAGTTGATTGATGCCATGTCAGTAGCACTTGCTCAAATAATGGGAGGTTGACTTTATGGAAGCATGGAAGAAAGTAATATTCGTTAATTCGATAAAAGTAAGACTTCAAAATGGAGAGGAAAGTGCGGAAGAGATAATTAACTCCTATGCGAAATTGACGGATAGCGAGAAGGAAATTCTTAAAGCAGAATTCTCAAAATAA